CTCGATAGGTAGGGATAAAAAAAGCGGGGAGCCTGTATTGTTTACTAATGCGATAGCTCAGTACTCTTGGAATAATGGATCGGGTACATTTCAAGGGAACTCTAGTAACCCAGAAAAAACAGTAACTGTTAAGTTTAACGAATTTGAATGTGGCGCAATCATCAGCGCGATAACCAATAGATATGAATGGGCAACATTTCACAAAAGTGGAGACAGTAAAACAACAATAAAGCTAACCCCATGGGATAAAGTTTCTACAATTAAAAGTTATGATAGTAAAACAAAAGATTTCGTCGAGTCAAAGCAAACTATTCCAGCGTTCGGTTTTACCATATCTAAAAGCGGAGGAACGTCATTCAAACTATCTTTAGAGCCAGGCGAATGTACTTGTATAATAACATTTCTTAAAGGACTTCTAGACAGGATTTATCGTCACAGATTTGATAAATCTTACACAGAACCATTTGATGGATAAAAAAAAGAAAATACTTTTTCATAGTAATCACTGTAAGGCTTTTACGGGCTTTGGTAAAAATGCTAAAAACGTATTAAAGTATTTATACGGTACAGGGAAGTATGAAATAATAGAAGCTGCTAATGGATTTACTAAATCTTATCACCCTTTATCAAAATCTCCATGGAAATGTGTGGGAACTTTACCTGACGATAGAGCTAAAATAGAATCTCTTAAAAAAGATCCTAGTGTTTGGAGGTCTGCTGGTTACGGATCTGAAACTATAGACTCATTAATAAAAGAATTTAAGCCTGATATCTATATAGGCGCCGAAGATATTTGGGCTTTTAATAAGTATTGGGAGAGGAAGTGGTGGAGTAAGATAAACTCAATGATTTGGACAACACTAGATTCAGAACCAATCCTACCTCTAGCTTTAGAAGCGGCCAAACATGTCGATAACTATTATGTTTGGGCGGGATTCGCAGAAAGAGAAATGAAGAAACAGGGGTTTAATCACGTGAAAACGCTTCACGGAATAGTTGATGACTCTAATTTCTTTAAACTAAGCCAGGAGGAAGTAGCTGAATTAAGATCTGAAAACTTAATAGATAGTAATTGTTTCCTTATTGGGTTTGTTTTTAGAAATCAATTAAGGAAAAGTGTTCCTAATTTATTGGATGGATTTTTACAATTTAAAAACAACAATCCATCGCTTAATACTAAATTATTATTACATACAAGCTGGTCAGAAGGTTGGGATATACCTCGATTAATCAGTGAGAAAAAAATATCTAATCTTGATGTATTAACCACCTATTACTGCTCTGAATGTAATCGTTATCAAATAAAACCATTTTCCGGAGAAAAACAAGCCTGTAAATTTTGTGGATCTAAAGATACTCAAAGCACCACTAGCGTTTCGAACGGTGTTTCAGAGGATCAACTCAATGAAATTTATAATTTACTCGATGTTTATTGTCATCCTTTTACTTCTGGAGGGCAAGAAATACCCATACAAGAAGCTAAATTATGTGAGCTCATAACATTAACCACTAACTATAGTTGTGGAGAAGAGCATGCCTCAGAAGAAAGCGGGGGGCTGCCTTTAGAATGGGCTGAATATAGAGAGCCTGGAACGCAATTCATTAAAGCTAGTACCATACCTTCTAGTATATCAAACCAACTACAGAAGGTTTACGAAATGCCCCTAGAAGAAAGATCTTTAATGGGTGAAAAAGCTAGAAAATTCATATTAGATAATTACTCCACGAATGTTATAGGTAATAAACTAGAATCTATATTAGATAACATGGATTATTGCGAATGGGATTTTGACTTTTCTGAAAAATTAAGAGACCCAGAATATATGCCGCCTAATATCGAGGATGATTCAAGTTGGTTGTGCGACATATATAGTAATATTTTAAAAATGGACGTGGATCCTGATTCTGACGAAGGGCACATTCATTGGATGAAAAAAATATCCGAAGGAATTTCTAGAGAAAAAATATTAGCTTTCTTTAAACAGGTAGCCTCTAAAGAGAATTCTAAAATTGAAAACGTTTTAGATTTAGATTCTTTATTATCAGGAGACGATCCTTCTCTTCGCTTAGCTATTGTTTTACCTGGAAGCGCGGTAGATGTCTTCATGATTAATTCTTTTATTTCTAACTTAAAAGATACTTATAAAAATAAAGATATATATGTATTTACTCAGCCTAAATTTTTTGACTTAATAGAAGATAACCCTGACGTGCATAAAGTTTTGCCTTATTCGGAGCAGATAGATTCTTGTTTATTCTTAGAAGGTGAAGGTAGTCGCCCTGGCTATTTCTCTATTGCTTTTTTTCCTACGATTTCAACCCAGAAAGTATTAAGCTATACCCATAACGGAGAAGATATTAATAACTTATATCCAATAACTAATAATACATGAGTCATCTTTTACAAGAATACGGAAAATCATTAGGGGTTCATCATGACAAGCCAGTCATATATGATCATTTTTTTCCTATCGATAATGATAGATATATTACTTTTTATACTCCTAGCGAAAAAACAAACGCTTGTTATTATGATTATTGGGAGGTTTTTATTGAATTAACATTAAAACCGTTACGAGATCAAGGTTATGAAATTATAGAGATTTGCGAGCCAGAAGAAAAACCTTCGGGTTTGTTTTCTAAATCTATATCAGGTGTGTCTTATAAACATATATTTCATATAATTAAGAACTCTAAAATGCACCTTGGTTCTGGTAATTTATTTTCTCATCTAGCTAATTTTTATAATATTCCATGTGTTGCGCTATATTCTAATATATACCCGCAGTGTATTCAGCCTGTATGGTCTAGTAAAAATAAACTAAAGGTAATAACCCCTGATTTCTCAAAAATTAAACCCTCTTTTTCTTTTCAAGAATACGAGAAAAGAATAAATGAGATTAAACCTGAATCAATAGCTAAATCTGTTTTTTCATTTTTAAACATTAAGCATGATTTAAAAGAATTTTGCACTATAAACATAGGTTGTTATTATAACAATAAAATACTAGAGGTTGTTCCAGATTTTATTCCTGACAAGAATTTGGAATTAAATAAAGTAGTCAACCTGCGCTGCGATTACGGATTATTAGAAGAGGCTTTACCTTATTGGTTGTCTAAAAAAGTTAATTTAATGATAGATAAACCTTTTGACCTTGGTTTAATCGAGAAGTATAAAGAGAATATAGCGGGCATGACTATATTTATTAATGATAAGTTTAAACCCAAGTACATCGATGATCTTTCCAAAATCAATTCTCATTTCTCTTTAATATGTAAGAGTTCTGAAAATATATCAGACCTTAGGTTTAAGTTTTTTGATTATGTTATAGATGAATATTCTTGTCCTACTAAAAAAGACCTTGACTTTGCCAAAGATATATGCAATAATACATACTATCATAGTAATAAAACACTAATATCTAAAAATAAAGAATACTACAGTAAAGCTGCATGGAAATTAAATATAATAAAAACCAAAAATCATCAAGAATTAATAGATTCAGAAGATTTCTGGGAAGAAGTGGAGCATATGAATATATATAATCATGGCAAAATCAAAAAATAACGTAAAAGTAGAAGAAAAAAACATCGACAATTCAGCAGGACCTAATCTTTTTAGTAGAGATGAGAATGGTTTACTTAAAAATATACAGTATAGCTTCAATGAAGATGGATCCATTAACTGGAGAGAAATGGTTGGTGAAGAGCATTTATTCCCTAATAAAAGTTGGTTTCAATCTAGAGGTAAAGATATGCCCAGGTCAATTGAGGGGCTATCCGACTATCAATTATTAATAAAGCTCAGTGGAATTAAAGAGTTAGCAAAACTAAGAGGTTTTTCAGATGTATCGTATGATGTAGTAAAATGCGAAGAAGATCATGTTTCTGTTATATGCACGGTTACTTTCTTGCCCAACTATGAAACCTTTGGTGAACCTGTAGCTTTCCAAGATATGGCGAATGCTACCTTAAATAATACAAGTAGTTTTGCTACAAAATTCCTCGAGACTATAGCTTGCAATAGAGCTTTCGTGAGGTGTGTTAGAAACTTTTTACAGGTTCACATTGTAGGTGACGATGAAATAGATAAGTCAGAATCAGGTCAATCTATTTCCGCTCCAAAGAAAAGCGCGGGTAACCCGTTGAGTCCATCTAGCTTACTAGAGAAGAAAGCGAAAGAATCTCTTAATTGCGATTCTTTTGATGAATTTAGAAAAGAATATATCAAAAAGTGGTGGCAGGATAAAATCGATGGAATTTATCAAAACGATGCAATTAAAAATGCAGAAAAATGGGAGGACATACCCGCTAAAGAAACTAGAATAATGTTAAGCCTAATATCTGGTTAAATTGGGACCGAATAAATTCTAGCAAAATAATCTCCCTCACTTAAAATATTTTTATCTCTAAACTCAAAAGATATATCTTCTTGGTTTTGGCTTGCAATCTCAAAAGTATTTATTAATTCCTTGCCGTTATAAAATTGAATTCTATAGGAAACTGCAGAAGCATCTTTTTTCCAATCAGCCCTCAAGCCAAATAAAGTTTCAGGCGCTTCAGGCTCAAGTATACTTACATTTATTTCGTTAGGAGGAGATAATGATTTTTCTGTAAAAACTAAAGGTCTCGGAGGGGCGCTCAAAGATAAATCTTCTTCTATATTCTCAAATTTAAAACGATTATATTGCTGGGCTTGTATTTGAAATACACCATTAGACTTCTCTACTATAGACATTACTTTATATTCTTTTTTATTAGCTAAGTTATTATCATCTTCTATCACAAAAGTTGAACCTTTAATCTTGCCTAAACCCGCAAAAAAATCTTGATTGTATGGTTTTTCTATAATGTAACCTTTAGTGTTATCACCCGATGTGTTTTTCCACTTTCCATGGTTTATATAATCATCGCTTCCAACTATTTCTATAAATGTGTCTTGTTTTGGATCGGAAGGGTTGTTTGTTTCCCAATTTTCAATATTTATATTAGTCTTCGTTTCTTCTGAGTAGTTTTTCCATGTTACTTTATATTCTCCATCTATGTTCTTAAAAAAGCCACCGGTCCAGGCTGATGCGTTTTTTGGTAATATTGTTTTTATCATTTTTAAGTGATCATTGTTTTTTATCACAGCGATCTTTCCCCCTAATTGTTCTGCATTATCCATGGCTTGTTTCCAAGTAAAATCTCCAGGCACAAACTCAAAAGGGTTATTATAAATCTTAATTATTGTTCCAGAATTATCTATGTCTCCTATATTAGTTTCTAATATTTGAGGCTTTCTGATGTTTATAATATCTTCATCAGTTACTTCTGTTTTTTCATTTAAGGATTCCAGTGTTTCATTTCCTGTCAAATTATAAAGAGTTATTTTTTTTAATATATCAAAATCTTCATGCATTTTTATAGATAAAGGGAAATCTATATTGAGGTACAAAACACTAAAATCTTCTGATATATCTGAGTATAAAACTTTCCCTGAAAACTTACCTATTGTTCTTTTGTTATCTAAAATTTCTATTACATCACCCGGTTTTAAATATGCGCCCAGCATAGACGTGGAAAAACTAACTATTTCTGTCTCTAAATTACTAGATGCGACTAGGAATTGAGATAATCTCTTAGCCTGAGCTTGTGATGTTATCCCAAACCCATCTACAGTACTTTCTACGATTCTATTTTTCGCTATAGAACTTGAATCTTCAGTATATTCTATTTTTTGGTCAAAATTATTATATCTATCTGTATATCTAACTTTACAAGAGTTAGTTCTGCTTGTCCTTGGAGTGTTTGAGTACGAGAAACCAGTTTGCTCTATATTGTTATTTGAAAATAACATTAGGGCTTCTTTTTTTTCATCTTGGAAAAAGTTAATTTTTCCCCCAGACCAATACATATAAGACCTAAATATATAAGCTATTTCATTAATTAAATTATAAGCATTCTGTTGGTTCATTATGAATGCATTCATCGTATATCTTGGTTCTATTAAAGGGTAATCTATTTGTACAGCGCATTCTCCTGTTTCATTTTTTACATTATCAAATAAAGTAATTTCTTTATTATCAACATCTATTGAGAAAATTTTAATTGATTCATTTCTTTCATCTCCATATAAAGCCATCATTTTTCCAGCTCTAGAGAATTCTAAAAGGAAGTCTTCATCTGATATTTCTCCTGTTAGGGCGATAATTTTATCATCTTTTCTCTCAAAAGTTCTTTTTTTATATTTTGGCGCATAACCAGTTGGAATTAACTCATCGCAGTATTTAGCCATTCTATATAAAGTCCACTTATCTATGTCTTCTTTATTTATGCCAAACTTACCGACTCCATATCTTTTGCTAGTAAGTAAGTCTAGCAAGCACCATGCTGGGTTATCGCTCCATTCTTTAGATGATTCCGGGATCGGGTCTGTGGATGAATCTTGGCCCTTAAATAATCCATTCCAATTACCTTCATATACTCTTGTTTCCGAGTCGTAATTTGAAGGTACTGCCACTTTTTTTAACTTTAAATGGTAATTTCTTTTAGGTATTGATGGTACATCCTTAGAATTTACCCTAGTGCCTATTACGACAGAGTTAGGGTAATTTAATCGATAAGGAGAGACTTCAGTTATTGACCCCAAAGATAGACTCTCATTATATCTTGCTGCCATTTCTCCTTCTTTTACAGGGTTTCTTTCTCTGTTTAATTTGTAAACTTTAACTACTCGATCTTTATTGTCAGGGTTTGGGGGTAGAAATATTCTGATATCTTTATTGTATTCGGTTGTAGCTATTCCATATATATAGACGTCCGTTGAATATAATCTTTCACCTTCATTTCCGTATTTTATTCTGAACTTGGCTCGGTTAGGCCATAACTCTCCCGAGTTTTCTATTTTTGTTCCAATTTTAAATTTAGCTCCACCTAAAAGTAATGCCCCTAAAATAGCCCCAGCAATAGCCGCAAAAGCTGCAGCACCAAAGTTTACTGTAGGCCCTGGCATTCCACCTCCAAACCCCACAGCATTAGCTATACCTCCTCCAATAACAGCTCCTATAAGCGCTGATATTAACTTGCCAAGTTTAAATGTTACAACAACTTCATCTCCGGGGTATATGAATGATAACTGCTCCACCTTTAAACTTACATATACCTGATCAACAAGAGGATTTTTAACAGAATGTGTTATGCAGTATTCTTCGTTTATACTTTTTACATCAGGCTCAATCTCTAAAGATATATCAGATATCCTAAAAAACGTTAATGGGTCTATCGGTGAACCCGCTAAAGTTATATCGTCAACAGAATTAATAATTAATTTTTCCCAGAATGAATACTCTAGATCATCTGCGGATTCTGGGGTAACATCAATACGTGTCTTTACTATGTTTTGTATATCTGGATCTGTAGTATTTAATAATACTTTTGATATAGGTGAAGTGTATGATTCATTAGTTCCTTGATCATTAATTCCATCGACGCTTATTGGTGATGCGAAGCTCATTAATCCTAAATTACTATCAGCTACATATTCTCCAGTTATCTTAAAAAGGGTGGCATCGTTTGTAGGTCCACCTGATTTAGATTTACTCATCAAGACATGATTACGAAAGTCTTCATCACTGACAAGATTTCCTGTTGAATAATTTCTAGAAGCATCAAAAACTCCAATCAATTTATCGGCATTACTTCCCATTAGGAAATATCCTTCGCCACCTTCTATGTCAACAGGCATAGTCACTTGATCGTTTTCTTCGTAAAAGATTTCCGTAGTAGAGTCTATATCTATATACTCGCCACTAAATTGAGGGAAAGAACTAAAACCAGTGGACGCTAAATAATATTTATTATCAATGTCTGCCCCAGTGACCGCAACAATATCTTCCCCTGAATTATAAAGTAATGTGTCATCAAAATATTGATTTATTCCAGAATTAAATTGATAATGGTCTTCATTAAAAATAACAACTTCATCCTTAGCGTAAACTTTCCTTGCGTCATATTCTTCTTTTTTTGTGTTTGCAAATATAGCGTTTGCATCGTAATTTCTTGGACCGTAAAGTCTTGCGTTATAATCAGTAGTATTAGCGATAAACGTATATTGATCTTCCAGTAGCCTTTGGTTTTCACTACCTATTAGCCCGTTGTCATCATAAGCTATATCAATATCAAATTCATTAAAATTATAAGAATCATTACCTGCCGAATTTAATTCTTTTACCTGTACGTCATTTAAATAAACCCCTCTCAAATAATCATCTTCATTGTTTCTTAAAACTGGATTGTCTGGGTCGTAGGCTGCAAGAGCTCCTGTCGAGAATTCTTGGTATTGATTATTTAAGTCTACAAAACCTTTAATAGGTCCTTCGCAAACTAAATCTATTGATTTATATATACCAACCGATTCTAATTTATGCCAACCCACACCATTTTCTTTTACTCCACCCTTATACCTTGAGCCTACCTCCAAAAATGAACCATTTCTTTGCTCTATTGGTATGAATGTCTTATTCTCTGCGCTTTCCCATTGTTGAGATGGAACACTTTGTGTACATACAAAAGAAGTACTATTTACTTGTATTCCGTTAAGGATGTTATCTCCTCCGTCGTTTTTACTTGGATACCAATTTCCATTCCCTCCTTGAAAGTTTTGAAGAGTAGATAAATCTATACCTTTCCCAAAATTATAATCATAAGTTAATGTTCCAATAAAACCTCCAGCGATTTTATCGCGCATTTGGTTAGGCGTTGGTGGGACATTTCCATATAATCCATCGTTTGCTCCGAACTTAGTCGAAGCCTTATTTGATTTTATGTATAAGTAAAATGGATCATTCTTACTAAAGTTAGGGTCTCCATTAAATTCATTTACTGTACCTAGAACATTTCCTTGGTAATATTTTGAATAATTGGGTATTATACATAATACACCTCCATCAAAATTTACTATGTCACCATCCTCTGAATCGTATTCGTAGTTAAGTATACATGAAGATATTACATTACTACCAACCTTCATTTGCCCGTAACCTAATGGCAATGTTGAACCTTGTTGATATCTATTTTCAGAGCCATTATATGAAAAGGATTTCGTTTCTATTTCGAGAGTTTTATTTTCTTTATTTAGTTTTGATAACTCTTTAGTTATATAAGCGCTAACACCAGCTGTTAAAATTGAGCCAGCTAGTGCCATCATTGACCCTTCTGGTGCTGGTAAAATATGAATGTCTTTCTGGGTTTTTAATTCATAATCTTCTTTTCGGATTGGTTTCCCTGATTTTGATTTTTTAATTACATAGTGGACCCCTTCTTTTTGTTTTTTATTGATGTAACGCTCTAATTCTTCATTATTAGCGAAAAGCGCTCGCAAAGCTTCTGCGGGTGTTTCAACATCAAACTCCCATTTTTTTCCAAAAACGCTTCCTAATTTACCATGTAAAAAAACTTTTTTCATTCCTTTTTCCTAATAACTAATTACACTATCGATACCTATATATGTATTTTATTTTACTTTGCCATCTTTCGTCTAATATTTGTTTTTGAGATAGTTGATGTTTTGGTTGATGGATAAAGAAATCGTCCCCTAAATAAATCCCTATATGTAATCTTGAGTTTTTTTTTATTTCAAAAACTATCACGTCATGTTTCTTTATTGTGTTAACTCTTTTTAAATGCTTATTTAGTATTTTTAGAAGCAAATTATTTGCTTTATCATCTTCTTCTGGTAGCCAGTAATTTTTATTCCATTTTGTTATATTTATTCCTAAAACTTTTTTAAAATAATCTTTAAAAATACAAGAGCATTCATTGAAACCTTTTACGTAAAATCTTCCTATTAGATCACTGGGCTCAAAAGATTCGGGGAAATAAAGAAAAAACTTTTTAGTCTTAAGGCTATATATTAAATATGGCAAACATATCTCTTCCGACATTTTTATGTCAATTATCGAAGGTCTCTCTGATGATTTATGGTGCGTATGATATATTCCAAGAATTGTTTGGTCTATTAAATGTTGAATTAAAAATGATTGAGGTATAAAAAATCCATTTTTTTTATTAGGATGTTTGTTATCTATTCTCTTAACAACAACTTCTCCAGATGGCTCAATTAATATTAAACCACATACTTCCTCGTTTGGTTTTAATTCTGAGTGGGCTATTACGCTTTTTTCAATATTACTTAAACTCATAAGGTTCAATTCCAGAAAAACCCCCAAACGGCAAACCTTTATTAGACTCAATCCAATCTTCACCTTGCCTTTTTCCCCCGCCAGATTCTTCTGCAGAAATATCCGAGAACCTTAATCTACAACCGCATATAGTTTTATCGCATTCATCTAGGCGCCAACTTTCTCTATCGAATATAGGGTTAGACCTTGTATTATCTTTTACACAGACATAAATAGATGACGGATTTAAGGATGGGTCATAATCGAAAGGTGTTGTTTTAACTACGTCTCCTTTTGAGTAAATATTATTAATGGTCCATTCATTATAATCAGTTCCTGGGGCAAATTCTTCTGCATCAAATTCATCTTCGAAGTAAACATTTTCTCCTACCATTATTTCATTATAACCACTAGGAACAAACCTTTTGTTTTTATTGTCAGATATTGGTTTACCCGTATACCTACAGCCTATATCAGACCTATATACCCAAGGACAATTGTTA